GGTTCGCTCACGGGTTACACCGGCGACGACCAGGTCACCTACTACAACCCGACCGGCACCAAGCGTGCAGAATTTCCGTGGAAGGAACACCACATCGGCAACGTCATCACGATGACCGAGCTGAAGGAAGCGGGCATCAACGTCGAGGAAGACGGAGCCGACCAGACGACCTCCCCGATGGAAGGCCGCGAGGAAATCATGCTCGCCGACCTGCTCGACGAGAAGAACGAGGTTCTCGGCGAGGACTATTCGTATTCGCTCGATCGCCTCGTCCACGGCGACGGTTCGTCCGACGCCAAGGCGCTCGCCGGCATCCAGTCGCTGATCCTTGACAGCCCCGCAGTCGGCACGACCGGCACGATCGGCCGTCCGGCAAATAGCTGGTGGCGCAACCGTGCCGCGACCGTCGCTTTCGGCCTGGCCGGCGGCCAGGGTGCGATCACGGTCAACACCGCCAACGGCGGCGCGCTGATCGAGTTCCTCGAAAAGGAATGGCTCCAGCTGTCGAAGTACCGCAAGGGCACGACCAAGTACAAGATGTTCTGCGGCTCCGACTGGCGCGCAGGCTATCTCAAGGAGCTTCGCGCCAACGGCAACTACACCATGACCGGTTGGGCTGGCGGCAAGGCCCCCGACGGCTCCATGGGCGATCCCGAGTGGCACGGCGTCCCGATCGTTTGGGATCCGACGCTCGACGATCTCGGCCTCTCCAAGCGCTGCTACGTCATCGATATGAGCAAGACCGGTCTGCGGCTGCTCTACATGGATGGCCAGCGCATGAAGCGCCACAACCCGGCGCGGCCTTACGACCGTTACGTCATGTACAACGGTATCACCACGACCGCCGTGATGGTTGCGAAGCAACTCAACACGTCCGCCGTGTACGATATCGCTTAAAGGAGACGCGAGATGAGCAGCATCAATAACAAATTCGCCCGCATCTCCACCACGCTGGTGAGCGCCGTCGCTGACGACGCCACCTTCACGGTGTCCTACCCGACCGGCTTCTCGCAGCTGTCCTTTTCGAAGGGCATGGCGCGTACCGGAGGCTACATGATCGTCAACGGCAACGACCGTTGGTCGCAGGTTGATCCCGGCTTCTCGGTGTCCTACGGCGCATCGTTGATCACCGTGACCAACCTGACCGGCTACACGCTGCCGGCGGGCGCGACGATCGACATTCATCTGGATGTGTCGGACGGCAACAGCCGCATTCCGTTCACGATCCCGCTGCCGCCGCTGGCGACGATCACGGCGGCCGACGTCGTGACCGAAATGTATCCCGGCATTGCCGGCACGATCGAGTATTGGGAATTCGTCACCACGATCGCGGCCTCCACGGCTTCGAAGCTGGCGACCCTGAACCTCGAGATCGACACGACCGACGTCACCGGCTCCATCGCCCTGACGACGGCCACCGTCACGCCCAAGGGCATCGTTCTCGGCGCAGCCTGCACTGCGAACAACACCTTGACCGCGACCAGCAAACTCTCCGTCGAAGCGTCCGCCGTCACGGCGTTCTCCGAAGGCGAGGGCTTCCTGGTGGTCTACATCCGGCCGGCGCAGAACGACGTCTACTAAGCGACGACCTGAAACCCTGCCGGGCGGCTCAACCCGCCCGGCTTTTCTCACCCCACGAGGCAAACCATGGACACCACGACAATCACTCTCCTGCTCGGCGGCCACGCCGGCAACTCAATCCAGAAATTTGGCGTTACCGCCGGCGAGATCGCGGTCCTCCAGCTGATCCACGGCAACGAGAGCGTTCGCGACGTCGAGTGGACCGGCGACATCCAGCGCAGCCACCGCGCCGAGATCGAACGCCTGCACAACGTCTACGGTGCCAATGACGGCAACGGCCGCGCAGTGTCCAAGGCTGTAGCCTCGCTGTTCCCCGGCGCTGCGGCGCGCGTGTTCGAAAAACTCACCGAGCTCGAGCTCGACGACGAATTCGTCAAGTCGCTCGGCCCGATCAAGGAAGCACCCGCCAAGCCGGCCGCTCACACTGTCGACGCACCGGCCAACGACGTCGACGATTTTACCAAGCTGACCAAGGTGCAACTGCTGCAGCTGGCCGCCGAGCGTGGCGTCGACGTCTCGCAGAACGACACCAAGGCGGAAATCATCAAGGCCCTCGAAGCCGCACCGGCACCCGAGCAGGCCGACGACGAGGATGACGGCGTCGGCGACGAAATGCCTGACGCCGGCATGTTCCAGTAAGGAGCCACGATGCGCGGCACATCCCTCGTCCAGTTGCTGACGAAGTACCGATCTGAAAGCCGGATGTCGCGCAACGTTGCTCACAATGCCGGCGATCGTGATCGCCAGGTCGAGCACATCCAGACCGTTCAGGAATGGTTGTGGGAAGACTTCGACTGGCCGATGCTGCGCGTCGAGCGCACGCTTGAAATCGCAGCCGGCCAGAATGTCTACGACATGCCTGACGATCTGCATCTCGACCGCACGCAAAAGGTCGAGCTCTGGTATGGCGGTCGCTTCATCGAGCTCGCCAACGGCATCGATGCCAAGCACTATTCGACCTACAATCCTGCACTCGACAACCGTTCCTGGCCGTCGACCCGCTGGCGCATCACGGAAGACGAGCAGCTTGAAGTCTGGCCAATGCCGAGCGAGGACTACGACGCCACCACGCTCGAAGGCCAGATCAAGATAACGGGCATCCGCAAGCTGCGCCCGCTGATCGCGGACACCGACGTCGCCGATCTGGACGACCAGCTTATCGTCATGTTCTGCGCCGCCGAGGTGCTGGCCGCCACGGGCGCCAAGGACGCGCAGCTGAAGCTCGACAAGGCCAACAAGCGCTACGGCAAGCTGCGAGGCAACCAGCAGCGCCGGCGCGTCACGAACATGTTCGGCGGGCAGCAGAGCCAGCGGCCCGAGCGCATCCCGATCGCCGTCTACAACCCGACGAGCTGACGCATGGGCACGATATGGGTCAAGGAATTCACGGGCGGTTTGGACACGCGGCGTTTGCCGGTCACGACCACCGCCGGCGTGTTGATCAGAGCCAACAACGGGCATATCAATCGCGGCGGCGAGTTCGAGAAGCGCGCAGCTTTCGTCGATTGGCACGGTGCCGCGGATACCGTCGGAATGGCCGCTGGTGCTGATGGCATCTATACTTTCGGCCACACGACGAGGCCGGTCGCTCTTCACGCCGATGTCAAGTACCAGCAGATCGTTCATCCGATTACGCCCGCGCTGGCCGTGGCCAAGCTACTGTGCGCCGAATTGCATTCGGCGAAGCTTTACATTGCCGTCGAGTTCGCGGATGGATCCAGGCATCTTTATTACGATGGAGTGTATGTCTCCAGTTGGTCCGATACTTTCGCCCGCGCCACGCTGACCGTGAAGCAGGTCGACGTGGTGAAGGGGGATCGCGGCAAAGGCGAGTTTCGGATCAAGGCAGGCTCCGCCACGCCATCGGGCGAGATATCGTCGCTGCAGGTGGCCGGGCTCGAGCTTCTGTCGGGTCCGATCGCTCACCCCGGCACGACCACGGATCATGCGGCGTGGATCGGCGATATCGCGGACGACGTCAACGCCAATACCGGCACGACCGGGTTCAGCGCAACGCACGTCACCGGCGGGTGGATCGTCAAGTTGTACGGGCCGTTCGGGAACGATTTCAACAACGAGCAGATCGACGTCGTGGTGACGGGCACGCTGGTCGTCACCGATGCCACCAAGATAACCGGGGGTTCCGGTAACGGTTTACCGACGCTGACGGAGATGTGGATTGGCGACACGCCGCTGATCGATAGCCAGGTCGTCTGGTCGACAACGGCCGGCGCGATGGCCGACGCCATGCGGGACGAGATCAACAGCCTGACGGGCACGTCCGGCTATTCCGCGACCACGGACGGCGCGAAGCTCATTCTGCAGTCGGAAGTGGCCGGTGAGCAGTTCAACGGTCTTGAATTTGCGTGGACCGCGACCAACGGCCTGCTCTTCGAGGACGTCACGGCAATGGCAGGCGGGTCGAACGACAGCCTCTCGCGCGGCACCTTCCTGAAGACGGCCGACAGCAAGGTCTA